ACCAAAACGAAAAATACTATGTAGTGTTTAGAAAACCTACTATAGAAAAGATAGTCAATAAATTCTTTAAGAATAATTATAATTCTAATATTAATTTAATGCACGACATTGACTATAAAGATAATGGAGTCTATGTAATTGAGTCTTTGATTATAGATAGTAAAAGAGGAATAAAAGCTCCTGACGGATTTGAGAATGCTCCAGATGGTAGCTGGTGGGGATCAATGAGAGTAGAGAATGACGAAGTTTGGCAAATGGTTAAAGACGGAACTTTTAAAGGATTCTCTGTGGAAGGAATATTTGGAGAAGCTAAAGCAACTAAATATCCTACTACTTTAATTAGTAAAATTATTTCTGTAGTTAGAAAATATAAAGAAAAACATTTGTAATTGGTAAAGTATCAATTATTTGTTATATATATAAAAGTATAAATAATATATATTATGAGTGAATTAAAAGAGTTATTCAATGAAATTAAAAGCATTTTTAAAACAGAAGGTGTTGACATTGAAAACGATTCTAAGGAATTTGCTGAAACTACTGAAAACAACGTGGAAGAAACTACTGAAACTGTAAAGGAAAAATTTGAAGATGTAGTACTGGCTGACGGTACTGTAGCTCAAGTTGAGCCTGAGGTGGTTGTAGGTGCTGCTGTAGTTGTTGACATGGATGGTGAACTTTTACCAGCTCCAGACGGAAAACATGAATTATCTGACGGTAGAGTTATCTCTACTGAGGGTGGTGTTATTGTCGAAGTTGAAGAAGCTGAGGAAGAGGCTGAGCCAGAAGTAGAAGCAGAATCTGTAGAAGAGGAAGAAATGTCTAGTCCTTTAAGTGAAGCTCAAGAAAGAGAAGCTAAAAAGATTATAGAGTCGATTGTGACTGAAAAAGTTTTCGGAATGGAAGCTACTATTTCAGAAGAAAACAACGAACTAAAACAAGAAATAAATAATCTTAAAGAGTCTTTTTCTATGTTGCTAAACTTAACAGAGAAAATGTTAGAAGAGCCAACTAAAGACGAGGTAGTTAAAAGACCATCTAGCTTTAAGGCTTTAAAAAAAGAAAGTAAAAAAGATATTATAAGTATCTTAAAAAGTAAAAAAATAATAAAATAAAAATTAAATTATGAGTTTTGATGTTTCGGCTTTAGCCGCATATACCGAACAAAATGCAATGGACTTAATTATTAAGTCTGTTGCTGGTGGTAGACTGTCAGAATACGCTAACATTCAGGATGGCGTAAAAGGTCCTACTACAATAAACATACTATCTAGTGATGTTGTTTTTCAAGCTGATGGATGTTCTAGAAGTGCAAGTGGTTCAACTACTTTGTCACAAAGAACTATTACTCCTGGTGCTGTTGCAATTCACGAAGATTTATGTATGACTGATTTAGCTGCTAAATATACAGCAGTTATGTTAAAAGCTGGTTTAACTGGTGAAAAAGAGGAGATTCCTTTTGAAGAGTTATACTTCGCTGAGAAAGTTGCTAAATTACAGAAAGCTATTGAAGTGGCTGACTGGCAAGGTGACACAACTTCTGGAACTGCTAACCTATCAAAGTATGATGGATTAAATAAAATTATTGCTGCTGCTACTGCTGTAGATGGTAACCCAACTGCTATTGCTCAAGCTACTGGAATAACAAATTCTAATGTTATTGGAATACTTACTGGTATGGCTGAATTAATGCCAGAGGATATTATGGACGCAGACGATTTAAAATTGTTTGTTGGAATGGACACTTTCTTAAAGTACCAAAAAGCTATTGCTGATGGAAACTATTTCCATTATGTTGTAGATGGTGGGTTTACTTCTGAGCTTCCATTAATTGGTTTTCCAAATGTTACTGTTTGTGCAACTCCTGGTCTTTCAGGTTTAGCCACTGGTAACTGTTACCTAATGAGAGCGTCTAATATTTATGTAGGTGTCGACTTACCAGGTGAAGAGTCTAACGATGTTAGAAGTTGGTACGATGACAATGACAGAATTTATAAAGTGACTATGGCTTTTAGAAGAGGTGTTAATGTTGCATTTCCTGACCAAGTTGTAGAATTTTTATTAGCCTAAATTTAATGGGGGTTTAATTACCCCCTTTTTTAATAACTGTTAGCTGAAACGCTAACTAACTGAAAATTAATTAATTATGTCATGTGTATTAAGTAACGGACAGGCAAGAGATTGCTCAGATAGTCTAGGCGGGATAGTAGAAGTATTAATCTCAGAAAGAGACAATATTACTGCTACTACTGTAGCTAATGGAGACATTTCTGCTATTACGCAATCAGGAGCAACTAACTTCTATAGATATGAGTTAAAGAAAGAGTCAGGGAGTTTGACATCTACAGCAACTGTAGATCAAGCTGGAGGGACTTCTTTTTATGACAATGTAGTAGCTTTCACTATTAACAAAATGAGTGCTGCTAAATCTAACGAAATTAAAATGCTTATGCTAGCTAGATTGTTCGTCATTGTAAAAGATAACAACGGTGTTTATTGGGCTTTAGGAAATGATAATTTTGCAGAAGGTTCGTCTTTAGTTGGACAAACTGGACAAGCTTATGGAGACCCTAACCAATACCAAATAGAAATTACTGACAAAAGTCAGTTCCCATGTTATGGGGTGCAGTCATCTGTTGTGGCTGGTTTGACAATTAGTGCTTAATTGTTCTTTGTTGTATGAAAGGGGGGTGGGTTAAACTGTCCCCTTTTTTTAGTAAATTTGAAATATGTTAAAAAAAGAATACGTAGGAAAAACAGTTCACTTAAAACATTTTAGTGTTTTAGTAAGTGAAGAAAATATCCCAACTCTAAAGAAATTGGAGATTGATTGGGTTTTTGAAACAAAGAAAAAAAAGAAAAATGATAGTGATAAATAAGAACACTACAACTAATTTTGTAGCTACCTTATTTGAACTGAGTCAACTGACAAACCCAGACTATTTATTTGAGTTTGAAAGTGACCAGAGTAAGACTAAATATTATACTATCATAGCAGACATAAGCACTAATAAAAGTAGATATAACGAATTTAACTTTGTAGAGGGTACTAATAACCCAACTAGTGGAAGTTTGGACCTAGGATCACCAGGCTTTTATAAATACAAAGTATATGAACAAAACAGCACAACAAACCTAGACCCAACAGGACTAAACAAAGTAGAAGAGGGAAAAATGAAATTAATAGACTCAACATATCAGCCGTCATTTACTCAGCATTCAGTTTCACCAACTACTAATGTAGTATATAACCCAGCACAATGAGCGTAAAACTAATTCCGTTAAATTTTGGAGGGTATGAATTACCTGAGTTTAAAGAGTCTAAGAAGGGAGACTGGTACGAATACGGAACAGACAGACCTTATAAAAATACTTATCCAGACTATTTAACTAAACTCTATAACGAATCTAGTAAACATAACCAAATTATTAATAGTAAAGTTAAGTTTATTGTTGGTCAAGGTTTTGTTATAGATGAGAAATTAACATTCACAGAGAAAGCTTATGTTAATGGATTTATAAAACATCCTAATGAAGATGAAAACTTAGACGATTTAATAGGAAAACTAGCTAAAGATAAAAAGGTTTATGGAGGTTTTTGTCTACAGGTTAGAATGTCTAAAAACAATAAGATAGCAGCAGTTAACCACATAGATTTTGCAGATGTTAGAACAGGTGTTGACAATGACTTGTATTATTATACAGACGATTGGTCCGCAAGAAACCCAAAAAATAATGATGACTTTAAGGTATTACAGCAGTTTCCTTACAATGAAGATGCTAGACCTGACGTTGATTATGTTATATATTACAAAGAATATAGACCAGACTTAGGTGCTTATCCACTTCCTGACTATGTTTCTGCAATACCTTATTTAGAGTCAGATGCTGAGATAGCTAATTTTACTTTAAGTAATATTAAAAATAATCTTTCTGCTGGATATATAATCTCTTTTAAAAATGGTCAACCAAATGATGAGGAAATGGCTGAGATTGAAAGAAGATTTAAGGGCTATGCTACTGGTGCTGACAATGCTGGAAAGCCTTTGCTATCTTTTACAGACCAGGCTTCTGACCATCCTGAGATTATGCCAATTCCAGTTAATGGACAAGACGAAAGGTTTATAAATCTAAATAACCAAATAAGAGAAGAAATATTCACAGCACATGGAATAACAAGTCCTCAGCTTTTTGGTATTAAAGAAAATTCAGGTTTAGGAAACAATGCCGATGAGATTGCAGTAGCTTCTCAATTATATCAGAATCTACAAATAGACCCAGAACAAAAAGTATTTAACGAGTTAATTAATTCTATTCTTAACTATAATGGTGTTAATGGTGAACCTTTAAGAATACAGAAAATAGAACCTGTACAAAGATATTTTAGTGAGACTGCTGTTTTAAGTGTAATGACTCAAGACGAAATAAGGGAAAAGATTGGGCTTCCAGCTTTACAGCCTGAGCAAAAAATAGAGTTAAGTAGTCAAGAAGATGATATTATTTTTAATCAATTAGAAAGTACTGGTTTTGAATCTAGTCAATTAGAAGTATTAAACACTTTCCAAAATCCTATTACTTGCATTGCAGACGCTAAAGAATATGAAGAAAAAATTAAAAAAGAGTCTTTTGCAATTACAAGCGTTTTAACACAACTAGAAAAGAGTGTCCTATCATTACTATTAAAAAACCCTTTATTGCCTGTCACAGAGCTTGCAAATGCTTTAAAAGTAGAACAATCTTTAATTAATGAATCTATTTCTAACCTTTTTGAAGCTGGTGCTTTAGACAAAGATTTTAAACCAACCGCAGACGCTGAGGCTAGTATACAAACACCAGAAGATGAGATTTTTATAGTTTACAAATATATAGAAAGACCAGACGCTCCTCCTTTAAAAACTAATAGTAGGCCTTTCTGTAATAGAATGATGTTATTAGCAACTACTAGAAAATATACACTACAACAATTAGAATTATTAACTAATGATTTTGGTCAGTCTGGAATAGACATATTTACTAAAAGAGGTGGTTGGTATCATAACTATAGAACAAATAAAACAACTCCTTACTGTAGACACATTTGGGAACAACAAGTAGTAAGATTAAAAAAATAAGTTATGGCAGTTT